AGTGGAACATGCGCAAGAACTTGAGAAAATAGCCGATGAAGAGCCGGGGTTTCAATTTTCTGAAGCTCAATTAAATCCACCAACACTACATAACATGATTGAAATGGTTGGTAAGGACCTATTAGCGACTAATGGTACTCAGACCCAAATGGGACAATTAGGCTGCGAACTCAGTGAATTGTCGATCGCTTTGTTCCAACACTTCCAGCAAGGCAGTAAATCAATCGATGTGGTGGCTAGTGAATTGGCCGACGTATTAAACATGCTTCCACAGATTCAGCAAGTAATGGAAGAATTGGGAGCCACTGATTTAGTTGATTCGTATCGCGCCATGAAGCTGGAACGCATACGCCACCGACTTAAACACCAGCTTATCCAAAAGGACTTTGTTGATGATTGAGATCGCGCCTGAAAGTTTGGTTATCTTGAAATGGATATCCTTTGGCGGCTTGGTTAGCTTGGCATGGTGCACATTTAAGGAGTGGAACGAGTATAAGTACAAGCGTGATATACACCAAAGGATTCAGGAAGAGAAGTTTGTCGCTATGGTTCGCGACAATGCTGTAAACATGACAGCAAGAGTGTTTAGGATGAATGGCATAACAATACGTAGTGACTTTGCAGATTGGCACCTCTTTTACATGATGTGCGCAACTTCAAAAACTACTTTTTTTTGCATGTAGCAATTGCTGTTCGTGAATTTTTTGATTCTAAGATGTATGTTTGTGGTTGGTGTTTATCGGTTTGGATCGCGTTTATGGTTAAAAACTTCGGCAACCAGAGCGAAAGAAAGGGTTTTACCAAAATGTGCAGACCCGAATAAGGGCGAACTGGTGTAAGGCCAGTAACTCTTTATAAGTCTCGCGAAGCGGGGTAGTAAGGAGGTGATCAAACTAACTCAAAGCGACCTGTGTGGTCGCTTTTTTTATAAGCAAAAAACAAATAGTCACTTGAGCTGTGTCAAATTAACAAAGGTTTATTAAATGTTTCGTTTGTAAATTCGCTATTGTCGTATATATTTGTGTTTCGTTCGTTAATTCGAGGCATGGACCAATGACCGAAGGAGGGGAATAAACGTGTCGTTATTCAAAACCAATCCTAAAGCTATCAACCCGAAAGCTTACCAAGAACTGGCAGCAAGAGGGTTTAATTCAGCAATCAGGCTACTAGCTTTCCATCGTAAAGAGACGCCACAAGAAGCGCTCCAATTCGTAGCTAAGTTGCTAAAGCGCGACATTTTACAGATGGAATCGTACAAAAAGACGGGCCTACCTGATTACTACGTGCATAAGTTCCTAGAAATTCTAGAGCACAACAAAATCTCGTTTGGGGTTCACCAGCTGCGCCCTAACTCATCAATGGTTAAACAAGCCGATTTGAATGCTCGCACTACAAGTGCTGGTGGACAAACCAGAACAAGTTAAACCAATCAACGAAAATAAAGTACAAGGCAAATCTAAAATGACCAATAAAACTAACTTTTCTCTAACTGAAGAAAATAAATCTAACCTACTGAAAGAGATCGCCGAAGGTTCGGTGATTGTAATCAACATAAAGGACGTTGAGGGTGGTAGCTCTGAACTCAGCGTCGGTACGTTCCTTACTGGCACGAAAGAAGAACGCGAGGAAGATATTAACCAACGCGCTCTATCTATATTCACTAATGCAATGTCACGCCGTATCGCAATGGCCGTGAATACTTTCCTTCCTAATGAGTGCTTAACCGATGTGGTCAAAGCCGATCCAAAGTTTGTTCGCATTCTTGAGCCAAACCTGCCAGAAGAGGCGTTGAAAGTATTTGATGAAGCTGAAAGTTTTGAAGCTGCTATCAAAGTAATCCAAGAGCGCAATTTAATACCTGAAGGAGAGTGTGATTGCCCGGCATGCTCCGCAAAAGATGAAGCTGAAAAGCAACAAAACGCTAGTGAAAAAGATTCCGCAATCCACTAGAGAAGAAACAGCCAAGGTCGCCACTGATCTTGGCTTAATGCCATTCATCAAGGAGCTTGCCAAGTACTTTGGCAGACTCCAATCAATAGAAATCTATAAGAACGGTGAGGTAGTAGCCCATTATGAAACCCCAACAATTAACCACGGCAGAATTGCTAGTCAAAGAAATGAGCGAAGCGAAAGCAAACCAATTCGCAAAAACGCTTATAGACGGGCAAAAAGCCATTGATGCAAGTGAGAACATTTCAATTGTGACTGCTAAAGTGCTGCCCTTAATCAAGTCCCCGGAGTTGCAGCAAGAGGTTTACCAGTTGTTGTTAGGTGCATCAGCTTCTTTTACCGCCTCTCAGTTACAACTAGTTGCTGCACTTCGCCGCATTGACGACTTAACAAAAAGTAAGAGTGGTGGGTCAGAACCGGTTACTTTAGATGCTGAACAAGAGCAGGGTGAAGAGCATGAACCTACATAATGCGATCGGAATTCTTACTGCTGACATGCTTGGCGTCAAGCAGGATGATTACCACAATGCTTATTTAACAGTAGCGTTTGCATCCCCGGATGAACCAGAGATTGTTGAATCAGCTTTTAGTCCTGAATCTATGCTCAACTTGCTTGGTTCGGTACTAGCTAAGCGAACTGGCGGAACTAAACAGCTGATCATGGCATCGGTTGGTACTCCCAATGCTGTTAAGGCTCTCGCCCTGCGAAACTACATTGATCTGAAATGGGTCCTAGAGAAAGACCTTATGCAGTTCAATAAGCCAATCCAAAATGTGAATGTGGCTCTAGTTATCTTCGTAACTGGCAATCAAGCGCCTAAATTTGGTGATGCAGTTGCTTACTTGTTATCGGAAGGCCAAGACGTTCCCGAAGACATGCGAAAAGAAATCACCGAAACATTCGAACAGGCCGTTAGAGATCATAAAGGTCTAGAAGTGAATAACGACGGCACAATAGAGGTAACGCGATGAAGCAAAAGCCAGCTGACACTCTCAGCTCTTATCTATCCCAGTGGGGTATCAAAGTAAAAGAAATTGTTGCTCAAACTGGTCGACCACGTTCGACAGTAGATGATTGGTGGAAACGCCAAGACCTTCAAATGCTAGACAACGCAGTGAAAGCAATCTTATGGGACAAAACAGTTACTTCAAAAGCGAAGAACTACGCAGTCCGCAGGAAACTAGGCCAAATACCGAGATTGGTAGACGGCAAATCACATTAAAAGCAAGGCATGACCATGACCACAGAAAACAAACCTATCAAGGTTCAAATGGCGATCGCTACGCCAGAAGACTTCGAAAACACGTACAAAATCCTTCAAGGCGCTCAAGGCTTGGAACAAAACAACGTGTTTAGCGAAGGTTGGGACGATCGCTACGTCGAACTAACCGACTCAGAACGCCGCCAAATTAACGCACTCGCAAATCGCTTTGAACGTCACTCGCCTTCAATTTGGCGTGTGATTGGCTGTGCTCAAACTCTAATGTCACCAAATAATGGCCTGATTGACCCAGAGCTGGACGTTTTAGACTTCAGCCCAGAACTAAAGCGCCAGCATGAATTGATCAAGCTGGTGGAAGAGGGCGACTTTCTAGGCAAGCTTAAGGGGCCAATGCGAGGCGAATACTTTATGGAAGTAAAGCATTCATGCAGCGCGTGTAACTATAACGGTCCAGAAGAAGAGTGCGAAGTGTGCGGAGGTGAGATCGACTACACCACGCGCCAAATGATTGATTGGACCACTCAGAAAGAAATCATTGTCGATGCGCTTAAGCATCTTGGGTTTAACCTAGATGAGCACTTATAGTTATGGAATTAAAGAAAAATGACGCTTTAGTCCTTGATGCGTGTTGTGGTTCGCGCATGTTTTGGTTTGATAAAAACAATCCGATCACCTTGTTTCACGATAAAAGAGAAATAGACACTAGCTTGTGTGATGGTCGACAACTGATTGTTAATCCTGATGTGATTGGGGATTTCACCTGTTTAGAGTTCGAAAGTGAAAAGTTCAAGTTAGTGATTCTAGACCCGCCTCACTTGAAAAACGTAGGTGAGAAATCTTGGACTTATCTGAAATATGGGAAGTTACCTAAAGATTTTAAACCATACCTTAAGTCGATGTTTGATGAGTGCTTTAGGGTTTTAGAGTCTGACGGGATATTGATTTTCAAATGGAATGAGGACCAGATCAAAACCTCTGAAATCGTCGCGCTATCACCATATTCGCCAATGGTCGGGCATAAAAGCGGAAAGCAACAACGCACTCACTGGATCGTATTCATGAAGAATGACCATATGAAAATAAGTGAGGAACTATGACTAAAGTTATTAGCAAAGCCACGTACAAAGAGGTTCTACTGGCAATGATTAACGACCTCTATAAAAAGGGTGCGGATCCGGAAGACATTGAGAGTTTACACGCTGCATATGAGAGCGCTAGAAAGGGCAGCTTCAAAGAGGTTGAAGTCAAACAGGTTGATGGTAAGTTCACATTCAAACCAATCCTGCTGGGTATCGAGGTTAAGAAAGAACAGGCTAGTGTCGAGTTGTTTGATAATGAGCAAGCAAAAGCTTTGTTGTCAGCTGGTAAGAAATTGACTCATGAGTATTTTACCTCATCCGAATGGGTGAAAGGGCAAAACGGCATGTATGAGTTTGAAGATGGTTGCCTTTGTTCACCGAATGACTTTTGGAATGGTCGAGAAGACTTCTCGCCAAGCTGGAAGATAATCGAATAGCGAAGCTCTAAAAGGGATATTTATGAAAAAAGTTATGTTGTGTAATGCGTATGTGACCAAGCAATCAGATTCAAACTTTACTATACCGAAAGGGAGTGTTGTTACCGTAAAGGAGCAGTACAGCGGTGATAGTTTGGTTAGTCATCCCGATTGTGAAGGGTTCTTTATGTGGAACAAAGATTTAGCTGATTTAGAAGTGTAGTCACATCGCCAAAGTTTAAGATAAGCCGCCTATGGGCGGTTTTCTTTTGCCTGAAACTAAATGATGAATGCGTGTATATCTTGTGTATACGGGCGGTATATGTGGATTTACGATGAAATCGATGTGAGGCTAGGCTATGTAATGGGTTTGGGTTGGGTGTCAAAGGCTTAAAAAGGCTTAACTACTGATTATATCGTGCTGTTCTACTCTAGTTGTACTATGGGTGCACTATTGTTCAAAAGGTTTGCGAACGTTAATTTTAATTAATTTATGTGTTTCGTTTGTAAATTATATACGACTGTCGTATATTTAAGGGGAAGCAAGGCAACCGACCAAACAAACGAGGCAAGACCATGAAAGACCTAAAAACACTAATCGCTGAATACAATGCTAAACACAACGCAGACGTTACACATGTTCTTAAAGGTGAAGACTTTCTAACTCTTTATGCTGTGACTGACGCAGTAGTATTTGTGGAGGTTCACCAAGAAGGGTTTGATACTCAAAACTTAGTTATAAGTCTTAATGTTTTTGAAAAAGCGATAGGCCGCAACAACGGAACAGATACAGACATTAAATCAGTGGAAGCAGAGCCTAAGATTGAGAAGAGCGTGGTTAAGCTTGGTTCGCTAAGAATGGTCGATGATCTTCTTAACGTGAAGACGACTGACCTCATGCACAAGACCACAGCTAAAGCCGTGCTTGAGGCTGTGTTGCCTTATGTAATGCAGTTATGGGGGAAGCTAAGTGTTAAAGAGTATGAGCGCATCCTAGATGATAAGCACTTAGCACTTTGTTTCTCTCGTTACTACCCTAAGCAACTGATCATAAGTTTTGGCTATCCCCAAGATAAGCTATATTTCGACCTAGACCGTGCATGGTTCAACGTAGAATTTTAAACCTATAGCCCATTCCGCCTTCGGGCGGTTTTTTTGTGCCTGTAACTTTTCAAATCAATTTCCTCTCGTTTGTTATCATGTTTCGTTGATTCACAAGGATTAACGACCATGACAATAATATTAAAGCCCAATCATGTGGGTGCTCTCTCCAATCTTGCTAAGTCACCAAAGACTAAGCGCCGTAATCCAAATAATCCCAAAGCTGCATATGACGCATTGCATAGCAGAATCATGAAGCAACTCATTGGCCTGCCAAAGCCGACTGAAGAATTTAAATTTCACCCCGTTCGTAAGTGGCGTATGGACTATGCATGGCCTGAGTACAAGATTGCGCTAGAGGTTCATGGCGCTACTTATTCTCAAGGAAGGCACACTAGAGGTGCTGGCTTTGCAGGAGACAGGGAAAAAATGAACGAGGCCCAATTGCATGGTTGGTTAGTTATTGAGGTCGCTACAGACAATATAAAGCACTTGCGAGGATGGCTTGAGCGTTCTTTTGAAATTCGCAATCGAATCATTTGATGGTTGAACATAAACCACAAAAGGCTGATCATGTTGTGGTTACGAGGAAGAGGTTCGCATGACGACGGAAAAAAGAGACTGGGGAAAAATACAATTAGATTGGGCCAAAAGCGGCCTAACTTGTGCTGCTTACTGTAATAAGCATGGTATTCCTTTGCCTTCAGGTCGTCGTTATCTCAAGCAAGCAGTTAAAGACCAATTGATATCAGGAAAAGTGATCACTGAGCAGGAAGCTGATCAGTCAAATCGCCAAAAAAAGCGCAAACCTGATCACCCAACCGATCACCCCTCATCAACCACCCTCGACGAAGCTGGCAAAGCGTCGGAACAATCAAGACGGAAACACGGCGGTAAGAGAGAGGGAGCAGGAGCGCCCAAGGGGAACCAGAACGCCAAGATTCATGGCCTGCTTACTGCGTGTTTTGGCGAGATTATGACGTATGCCGACCAAGCCGGGAACGACTTCAAAATTAAAGTCTTCAAGGCCGCTCAACTCAAAGCGCTCGAAGGCTATGCAAAGTACCAAGAGCAGCTAAAGAAGTTCGTTGAAGAACTGCCAGAAGATAAAGCGCCTTCACAAACTGAAGCTGAGATCATCGAATCACTCGAAAAGCGAGTGAAGTCTTGTTTCGACCAAGCTACTTACTACATGAGTAAAGAGATACAGCTGGTCCAGTCAATTACCAATACCAAAGCCACGAACGTCGCCAAAAAGAAGATGGAAGCGCAGATCACCCAGATTGGCGTTGATACGCAGCTCAAGCGTAAAGGGCTCAAGCTCACTGATGCGAAGACAGAGCAAGCACAAACAGCTGCCGCTCTTAATAAGTACGAGCTAACGGCCAAAGAGAAAGAGGGATTAGGCGAGAAAGACGATCTAGGCATGGAGCTAGACGAGATAGCAGCATTTGACGATGACGAGATTAACCAACGTTTCAAAGAGCGTGAAGAGGCTTTGAACAATGAGTAACTTGTCCGTCTTCAATCCTGATATGCCAGCGCTAACGGATACCCAATTCAAAGCGCTAAGTAAGACCGCTAAGAAGGCTTACTTTCGTTTGTATATCAACAATAAAGAGTGGCGCCTTAACAACCTTTACAAGATTGAAGATGAAGAAGGTAACGTTGTCACGTTTAAGATGCGTGACGCACAGCGTGAACTCTTCGAGACTGCACACCCGTTTGAGATCATCCTCAAGGCCCGTCAGTTGGGCTTCAGTACTTATATCGATATCTACATCCTAGATAGCGCACTGTTCAATAAGAATTTTAAAGCTGGCATCCAAGCGCAGGACCTTAAGAAAGCTGGTGAGATCTTCAATTCGAAAACTCTATTCCCTTATGACCATCTGCCGGGCTACATCAAGTCGCGCATCACTGTTAAGTCTCGCAATGGTGGCACCAATGGCGGTGGCATTAAGTTCAGCAATGGGTCGCAGATTCGTGTTGATGCGTCGTTTCGTTCGGGAACACTGCAATTCCTTCACATATCAGAGCTAGGGAAGATCTGCGCACAAGGAGAACAGAAGGCCAGAGAAGTTAAAACGGGTTCACTGCCAACTGTTCACGCTGGTAGTAAGTGTTTCATTGAGTCTACAGCTGAAGGTGCGGCAGGCTTTTTCTATGAGTTGTCCAAGAAAGCACAAGAACATCAACAAAGTGGTATGCCGCTTGGTCCGAGAGACTTCAATTTCCGTTTCATTCCTTGGTTCACCCATCCCAAGTACAAGACCAGAGTACCGCCTAGCGGCTTGAAACAATCCAAATACTTTAAGGACTACTTTGCAGCTGTCGAAAAGGCAACTGGCGTTACTTTGTCCGACGAGCGTAGACAGTGGTACATGGATACTTACACCGTTAACGGTGAAGACACCAAGCAAGAGTATCCGTCGACACCTCAAGAGGCATTCCTTACTTCTGGTCGAAGAGTATTTGACGCAATACAGTGCATGGCCGCAGAGGGACGATGCGAGAAACCATTGCTCGTTTATGAGGTATGCCCAGAAACAGGAAAAATGACCGACGTTCGCAATGAAATCGACCATACCAAAGTGGGCGAAGAGCTTGTTAACGGGCTCATGAATTACCTATTGGTGTGGGAACTTCCTGATGAAGATGACGACTACGGCATTGGAGCCGATATCGCGGAAGGCTTAGAGCATGGTGATAGATCATCACTCGATGTGCTGAATTCCAAGGGTGAACAAGTCGCTCACTGGTTTGGCTCATTAGATACCGACCTATTTGCAAAGGTCATTGCTCATGTTGGTTACTTCTATAACAAGGCTTATGTAGGTCCAGAACGTAACAACCACGGCCACGCAACACTGAACACCCTCAGAGAGATTTACCCAGTTAGCCGTATCTACACCGAAGAATATCACGATCGCGACGACGAACGAGAAGAGACAACAAGACTTGGTTGGCTAACCACAAAATCAAGTAAGCCGATCATCATCAACAACCTCAAAGAAGACCTAAGACACGAAGTAGACGGCATCAAGTGGATTGGGACCATTATCGAAATGAATACCTACGTTTACGACTCGAAAGGCTCTACCAATGCGATGGATGGAGCTTTTGACGATCAGGTGATGAGCTACGCGATTGCAAAAGAAATGGTTGCTCGTATGCCAAGAACCCCACGCAAGTATGACCATAAACGTAAAGCACCCGGCGATTACAGAACTCACTAATAAGAGGCTTTAGCAAATGAATGTAAGCGAAGACCACGCAGCAATGAAGGACGACAAAGGTTTTAGCACCACACAGCTAAGAACTCTTATGTCTGACGTTGATGCTCAACCAAATTGGCGCGACGACGCTCAGAAAGCTTGTGATTACTATGACGGTATGCAGATCACATCAGATGTTCGAGAGAAGCTGGAAGAACGAGGCCAGCCAATACTCGTAAACAACCTTATAGCACCAACGATTGACGCTGTGCTTGGTATGGAGGTGAAAACACGACACGACCTAATACTTGTGGCAGACGACGACAAAGGCGAAGGTTTAACCGATGCGCTTCAAGAGAAGTTTAAAGACGCTTGGCGCTTGGCGCGAGCTGATCGTGCTTGTGCCGATGGATATTCAAGCCAAATCAAAGGCGGTATTGGTTGGGTAGAAGTCGTTCGCAATGATGATCCTTTCTACGGTGGTGATTACAACATCAAGCCAGTACGACGCCAAGAAATGTGGTGGGACTGGCACGCTCAAGAGGCTGACTTGTCGGATGCTCGCTGGCTCATGCGTAAACGCTGGATTGATAGCGATGAGTGTATGTCGTGGTTTCCAGAACATGCCGAAATCATTCGTCAAAGCATCAACAATTGGAGCGATTGGGCAGGTGTTGATAAAAACGAAGAAATGGACCAGAACCTATACACCGCAATGCAAGAACACGAAATGTGGGACCGCAAAGAAGCTGAGTGGATGGATAGAGAACGTGGTCGCGTCATGCTTGAGGTTATCTATTACAAGGTTTGGCGACTTGGTGAAGTTATCGACTTCGAGAACGGACGCACTATTGAGTTCAATCAGTACAACCTAGCACACCAAGTGGCTGTGAATACTGGACGAGTTACCAAACGTGTTGCGCGTTGGGCAGCTGTTCGTGAAGCATGGTTTGTTGGTCCTCACCGTATTGTCGATCGCCCTAGTGTGGCACCAAACGGCTATTTCCCTATTGTTCCTTTCTTTGGCTACCGAATGGATAAGTCAGGCGCACCATACGGCATTGTTAGCCGAATGATCAGTGCTCAAGATGAGGTGAACTTTAGACGCATGAAACTCACCTGGTTATTGCAGGCCAAGCGTGTGATTGCTGATAAAGATGCGACCAACATGAGCCGTGACGACCTAATGGAAGAGGTTGAACGTCCAGACGGTTACATTGAGCTGAATCCAGAGCGCCGCAATAAGAAATCAATCAGTGAAGCTATTCAGGTTCAGCAAGATTTCAATATTGCATCACAGCAATTCAATGTCATGAAAGACTCTATGGACCAGATACAAAGCGTAGCTGGTGTCTATAACGCTCTCATGGGACAAGACTCAAGTGCCAATAGTGGCGTTGCTATCGCTTCACTAGTAGAACAAGGCGCAACTACACTCGCGGAGATTAACGACAACTATAACTACTCACGTACTAGAGTAGCTGACTTGTTGCTCGCATACCTGATTGAAGACCTAGCCAAGCGCAACAATGTAGCTGTCATTCTTCACAAGGATGATATACACCGCAAGAAACAAGTCATGCTCAACGTCAAAGAAGACGATGGTTCACTTACCAACGACGTTAAACGCTGGAAGGGCCATATTGATCAGGCACCTGCAGCACCAACGCCAACCTATAAAGCACAAATGGCTGATCAATTGCTCAAGGCCGTTAGCCAGCTACCACCAGAAATTCAAGCAACCACTATCGATATGGTTGTTGAGCTCATGGATATACCTAACAAGCAAGAATTCTTGAACCGTATTCGCTCTGTTCTTCAGATTCCTAAACCTGAAGAGGACATGACAGAGGAAGAGCTAGCAGCAAAACAAGCTGAAGCTCAAAAAGCCCAAGAACTAGAGCAAATCGAAATGAAAGCGCGTATGGCCGACATTGATCTGGTTGTGAAGAGAGGCCAAGAGATCGCCGCGAAGATTGAGAAGCTACAGAACGACGCAAAATCCAGTTCAGTTTCAGATGACAAAACGAAAGCGGAAACCGCCAAGTTAATCACTGAAATGAACGAGGTAACCAAGCAAGCAGCGCAACAAAAAGCCGCAGTAATGCAGACGATTGATAACGCGCTAACCACTATCCAACTGTAAAAAAGGAAACACTATGGATGAACTAACTCTTTTGATGTTTGAACTACTAGTCAACACGGCTGTAGGTCCTTACTTAACACTGATCGCATTGGTGGCACTGGTGACTACTCACTTGGTGCCTCACTTGCCGCCTTCAGTAACAGAGAAGGTGCCTAACTGGGTGATGCTAATTCTTAACTCGCTCGCAGGCCAGTATAAGCACTCCGAGAACATGACAACCGATATGAAGGGGAACCGAAGGTAATGGACTTAGCCGTATTAACTCGAATTCTGAAAGGGGTACTTGATGCAATTAACCGCAAGAACAAGAAAGATGCGGCTAACGATCCTGCTAACGCTGTCGCCAATGGTGGCAGCGTGCAGCAATCTGACAAGTCATTCAGTGACTTGGCCGAACAATCTAAACGTGATCAACCTAAGTGACGGTGGTATCTGTCTCGATGCTGATAGCGCGAGAAGATTAGCCGAATTTAAAGCAGACATAGAGGCACTGTAATGAACCTACCAGCTCAATTTAAACCTAACACTGAGATTCAACAAATGATGGAAAAACTTGGTTGTACTGGTGACCGAGTGAAACCACAAGACATTGTGGACCGCATTGAAGAGATCGACTTTAAAACCGTGGACCTTGCAGGCAATAAGTTTATGTATTGTGGCATCCGTATGACTGGCGGCTTTGTTGTCGTTGGTAAGCCTGCAACTTGTATCGACCCAGTTAACTGGCGTGATGAAATCGGGCAGCAAGTTAGCTTTAACAATACATTTGATGAAATCTACAAGCTAGAAGCTTATCGAAAGATGAGCGCACCCAAGCCACAGCCAGCACCAGAAAAGCCGGGTTTCAATCAGTATGAGAGCAAGCCAGTAACACGCACTGCATATCAACTAACTAAGCGTGACCTAGTGACTATGACTTGGCTTGATGATCATGCAAGCAAAAGCGCTAAGGGCATCATCCAAATTGAAGGTAAGAAAGTCGGTTTTGCTTTCCATTGTCGACCAGATGAAATCAAAGCTGGCGACTACGTTGTGTTTTTGAATGACGAAGACACTTACCACTGTAGCGAAGAAGTGTTTAACGAAAGGAATATCACATGAAATTAGCACTATTAAGTTTTGGTGAAGCAACTGAACTTGCAAAAGCTGGCAAGCGCATAGCTCGACAAGGCTGGAACGGTAACGCAATGTTTGCTTATTACGTTGGTGGTGGTGTATATCCAGCACAAACGGAAGCGATTAAGGGTGTGTTTGAAAATGACATGGTTCCATATCGACCGTATTGGGCGTTAAAAACAGCTCAGGATGATGTGGCTACTTGGTGTCCTAGCACTTCAGATTCACTAGCTAATGATTGGGTGGTTATCGATGATTGATCTAAGAATGCGAAGCTACAAACCCAAGTTCTTTAGTACGGTCGAACTTGTTAGTCGACAAGTGTATGCAGTTCGCGGCGAAAAGGCATTGCAGCTTATTGACCCTAGAATCCTAATCTCCGCTGACACGCTGCGAGAGAAGCTAAGTGAACTCACACCGGATACGCCAGAGCGTGGGATGCTGATTTGTAACGATTGGTATTATGGCGGTGACCGCAATTACTCATGTTTGCGCGTGGCAGGGGAGAAGTACTATAAACCTTACAGCGCTCATTGTGGGCGAGCTATGGACCTAATTAGCAAGTACTACAGTGCTGAATTCTTACGCGATTTCATTCTAGAGCATCGCGAACACTTCCCGTATATCACTCGAATTGAAGGTGGTGTGAACTGGTTACACATCGATTGTAACAACCTTCCAAATAACGCCCCTGCGCCAGATTCGATCATGTTTGTCTATCCAGATGGTACGTTTGAATATAAATAACCATTAAAATCAATGGGTTAATGGCTGTCAGAAAGCTGGCGGCCATTCAGCTTCCTTCAAAACAATTGATACTACCAAGCATGAAAAATAAACACTAAAATTGTTTTGATAGTATATTATTATTAACGAACGAAATGTGCGTGACCTCGTTCGTATAGAAAAGCCGCCTTTAGCCTCGTTGCTTCAGGCGGCTTTTCTATACGCGATGCGGCGATAAGCATAACCAACAAACTACGCAGCTATAGCGAGAAATAGCGAGGATACATGAATCAAAACTTAGACCAAGCGGTGTTATCTGGTGACGAAAGCCTTATCGATGATGCACTAGACGGGTTAGAACTTGACGAAGCTCTACTGTTCGGTGAAGAAGATGAAGATTTCGGCCAACAAGACACAAGCCAAAATATCGAAGCTCAACAAGCGCCAGAAGCGGAAAGTAACTTACCTGAAGTTATCGACACGACTGGACAGCTTGAAGTAGCACAGGGGAGCGAAGCCCCGGTAAGTGATCAAGGTGGTGAGCAGAATAACGCAGGCTACAGAGAGATTGACGGAAAGTTTTACGTTGAAGTAAACGCCGATAATGCGGCAGTAGCGAGTAAGAACGGTAAACACACCATTCCTTACGACGCGCTGGTAAAAAATCGTGATAGAGCGTCAAAGCTTCAGGGTGAAGTTTCTCAGCTAAAACAAGAGCTAGAGCAAGCGACAACGGCTAAGCAGAAGAACGAGATTCTTACTCGACAGCTAGAAGAAGCAGGCATAACTCCCGATCGTTTACCTGAAGAAATGCTAAATGACCCTCAAGCAATGCAGACCATCATCGACGAGATCGACGGTCCAGCAGGCCAAATCATTGCGGCTATGTTCAACAAAATTCAAGGCTCAAGTCAGGCACAACAGGACTCAACCCCACAGGGCGATGATCCCTTGGACAATCCTGAACTGGCAGAGCTGAAAGGTTGGTTAAACAGCGATAAAGACCGCTGGGATGCCGCCGTCAGTATCGATTCTAAGTTGATGAATGATCCTAAGTTCGCAGGCGCATCGGATGTGGAGCGTTTTGCTGAAGTGCAACGACTGGTTAAAGCATCATTTGCAGATCCGGTTGTTGATGCAGTTAATGAGGACCTTCAACAGAAGCAAGCCGATAAACAGCAGGCCCAACAGCCACCAGCACAACAGCAGCAACCACAACTAGCGCAAGTACCTAATTCACCTTCCTCACTCAGTGGCGGTAATTTAGATACTAAGCAATCAGCACAACAAGCCATGCTTGATCAAGATGTTCACGGCCTAGAAGCCGCAATGAACTCGATGAGTGCTGACGACTTAGAGGCGCTACTAGCAGAGGCAAGTGATTCTTTGTAGACAAGGATCTAAAAGATGACTGCTATTACCAAGGCTCAAGCAGCCAAAGCGTTTGGCGCGGCGTTGTTCACTCATACTCGCCGCCAAAATACATTCGTAAACATGCTGACTGGTGCAGCTCCGAAAGGCGCGAAATCAGACACTAACAAGAACAAAAACCAGACTGAAGCTGGCGCACCAGTCGTTATGATTAACGACCTTAGCAAGCAAGCTGGTGACACGGTTGAAATGGATCTATTCCACAACTTGTCTCGTCGTCCAACTATGGGTGACCGCAAAATTGAAGGTCGCGGCGAAAGCTTAGACAAAGTGACGTTTGAGTTGTCAATCAACCAAGGCCGTCACAATGTCGATTCTGGTGGCCGTATGTCACAGCAACGTACTAAGCAAAACTTACTGCAAGTTGCGCGTACTATGCTTGGCAACTATTTCAATGACCTCCAAGATGAGATTGCAACATACCAGCTAGCTGGTGCTCGCGGTGATTTCATGCCTGAAGATATGATTCTGCCAACAGCAGACGATTCAGAGTTTGATGAGCTAGTAGTGAACAAACTACAAGCCCCAACTTATGATCGTCACTTCTACGGTGGTGACGCTACAGGCATCGAAACGCTAGACGCTTCAGATAAGCTAACTCTAGCGAAAATTGATGAACTGGCGCTGTTCCTAGAAGAAATGGCACACCCAATCAAGACGATTAAGTTCGAAGCTGACCAACTTAAGAACGAATCTCCGTTCTATGTTCTGTTTGTTACGCCTCGTCAATGGTCTGATTTCTGGGCTGACGCTACAGCAAACGGCAAGATTCAAGAGCTAATGGCTCAAGCAATGACCCGTTCTAAAGATTTTAATCACGCATTGTTCCGTGGTGATCGCGTGATGTGGCGTAACATCCTCATCCGCAAATACAGTAAACCAGTGCGTTTCAATGCTGGTTCAGTGGTTACAGTGTCTAACAATGATGCGGATGCAACTACTACTACTGTACAGGTTCCGGGCGGCTTAACGGTTGACCGTGCAATCCTGCTTGGTGGTCAAGCAATGGCTAACGCTTACGGTAAGACTGATTCTGGCGCTCAATTTAAGATGACGTCGAAGAAGGTCGACCATGACAATGGCCGCGAAACCTCGATCGCTTGGATGAATGGTTGTAAGAAAGTTCGCTTCAAAGAGAAGAGTGGTCGCCTGAACGATTACGGTGTGTGTGTGCTAGATACCGTTGTATCTATGTAATCAAGAGTAGCCGTCAGAAATGGCGGCTTATCTTAAGAGTCAAATAGGATATTGAATTATGGCTAAAACAATTGCTTTAGCGTCTTCTAAGAAGACAGTTTACAACGGTACTAGCGGTAACCTATCAGCGGCTATTGGTCAGGCCGCTATTACTGCCGAAGATGGTGATACCGTTAAGTTATTCACTCTTGATGTTGGCGTTCAACTTGTTAGCGCTACATTTTCCAATGCAGCGTTTGGTGCTGGTGTTAAAGGTACTTTTTATTGTGTGCCTAAAGGCGAAACGCCAGAAGCGAAGCACAAGGTAACCAATGAGATTGACCTATCATCGGCTAAGGTTACACAAAGTGACGATCACGGTTGGTTCCCAGTGAAACTTGAAGACAACAACCACGATGTGATTCTTGTAATTTCGGGTGCCGATGTAACTAATAAAGATTTGAAGTATCGTATCCAGACAACTTCAATTGGCAATCTGTAGTACTCAAACGCTAACACTTAAGGCCGTCCATATTGGGCGGCCTTTCTTTTTCTAAGAAAAATTTTTACGGCTCATTTATTATACTAGTGTTAATTTTGTCGTTTCGAACGTAAACCAGCACAGAGGTATGATATGTCAATCAAAAAGGCAATCGCTTATGTAGGCCCTAAGAAAACCAAGCGCATTACGCTCGGTGGCCGTCGTTTCATTTTCCCACAAGGTAAAGCAATCGAAGTTGAAGAAAGTTTTGCTTATCAGCTCCTAGACTGCAATGGCGTCTTTGTTGAACCTGATGAAGTCGATAGTGCGCTAAAAGCACAGGCCGAAGTGAAGCAGGCCGAAGAAGCTAAGCGTAAAGCAGCAGAACAAGCAGCAAAGAAAGCACTGGCCGATAACTCAGGTTTGGTGATCGTCAATGGCGAAACATTCGATATCAATAAAGCCACCAATGCAAAAATCAACACTTGGATTGTTGCGGAAGAGCTGAACATTGATCCGAATAACATCGAACTCGAAGGCGATGAAAAGCCAAAAGAAGCTCTAATCCGTGTCGTTCGTGCAGCACTGCATGAGAAGAACGGTAACCCAGAAAAGCAAGAGGGTTAAGCTATGGGCGCACTCAACGACTTGTGCTCGCAAGTGCGCCGTAAGTGTCCCGGCATTATGGATATTATGATGCTGGACGCTTTGGCCGACTCTTACCGCGAGTTCTGCAAAAAGTCTGAATTCCTAACCAATACACTTAAAGTGGCAAGCGCTGATGATGCAACGCCAGTTGTGATCACGCCGCGAGCAGACCATACAGTTCTTAAGGTTGAGTCAGTCATTGAAAATCAATCCAACGGTAAAACTTCACAGCTTTACCTAAACGATGACTACACCAGACCAAACTCAACAGAGCTTCTTTTCAAACACGCAAGGCAATCTCTAGTTATTACGTACATAGAGCAACCAACCGCCATTGCTGATCCTATGACCATTCAAGTCGAAGACGACATTATCAACCGCTACGGCCATGTTATTGCCGTCGGTGCGGCCATGATATTGCGCTCAATGCCTTCCCAGCAATGGACAGAGCCAGCACTAGTAGAAAGCTATTCTCGCGAATTTGTTGAAGGCTGCCGCGAGGCATACCGCGATCGCCGCGATGGATTCAATACATTCCACAACAAAACACGCAAACACCAATTTTTCTAAGGAGCTTTGATCATGGCGAATACTCCATGTAGTCAACTCATTAACCAAGCTGCAAGGCTAGTGGTTGATAAAAATATGATCCGTTGGGATAAGGCGTTTTGGGTGGATGCCTTTAATGCTGCCGTTCGAGCGGTATTGGCTGTAAGACCAGACGCACTAACCAAAACACAGAGTGTAACTTGTGTTGCTGGCACCACTCAGGATATTCCAAGCGATGCTCGATACCTGATCGACGTTCTACGAAATGAAGACGGTCCAGCGGTCAGTGGTCCTATTTCACTGAAGATGTTCAACGACTACCGACCAGACTGGCGTTCTAGTACTGGCGCAGCTTCAGCAAGTGGTTACCTGTACGACGAACGCAACAAAGATAAGTTCTATCTCTATCCCGGCGTTAACGCTGGCGTGAAAGTAGAGTGCGTTTTTGCTTGGGAACCCACTGCAATCAGCGAATCGGATTATGACTCTAACTTGGTTAGTGAGCTTAATCCTATGTATGACAACGCGATCATTGAGTGGCTGGTTTATCGCGCATTCAGTGAAGACTCCGAAATCACGGCCAACAACCAAAGGGCGCAAACTGCGATCTCTACCTTCCGATTACTACTAGGCGACAAGACCAACGGCGACAACGCCAACTACGCACGTAACCAAGAAGAAAATAACCGACAGTTCTAAGGGGTAATCCATGACTACGGCCTTTTATCGCAATGGTACGGTAGCAGTAACGCAAAACTCTAAAGTCGTAACTGGTACTAATACCAACTGGGCAACGGGGGCCACTAAGCCCCTAGCTGGCGACGTATTTGTATTCAACAACAAGATCTATGAAATTGAGAATGTAATCTCAAATACAGAGATCCGTCTATTCCGCAACTTCGAAGACGCTAACGCATCCAATCAGGCTTATATGATTATGCGTAACGCTTCACTCAATATCTCGTCACGCATTGCCGCTCAAGTCGCTCAAGTAGTGAACCAAAAGCAAATCATGCTAGATGAGTTTGAGAACTTCCTAACCAACAATAAAGACGCCTTAGTTTACTTCACGGATACGCTTGGCAATAAAGTGCCAGTAACGCCTATCCCTATGCTTGATGCTTCGCATAACCAAGCAATCGCAGACCTAAACAAAAAAGCCGATGATGTTATCAGTAGCCAGATCCTAATGACTGAAGCGGAAGCAATGGCGCAAGCTGATGCTTATGAGCAAATATTTGCTGCCGCTGGCATGGTGCATATGGGTAAGCAGTATAACGACTCTCGCGGAATGATTAATGAAGGGATGTGGGTTCACCCATCTTACGATAACGAAAAGTCAAGCGTAGTGCATTTGGGCCGCAGAGGTTCTGACGGTGTGGGTGAATCCAAGACTAACTTTCCTGTCACTTATATTGCAGGTGCGATCGCTAACATTATGTGTGGTGGTAAAGAGGGTAAGAGTGGTATCTGGGATTATGATGGTATGTCAATGTATGTGCCACCAGCAGAAGCAGGTACACGAGTCCACGATTCTACGGGTAATGTCCGCAACAGCGGAAAACCGTCTTTAGACTTACGCTACGATAACGATCCCAAATATGGTGATTCTCCGTCAGGTACACAGGCGCAAATTCTCAGAGAGGCAACTGGGCGTGCATTTGAGGGGTTGTGCAAAAATGGCGACTTCCGAAATGGCATGACAGCTTGGAGCAACTACCAAAATTACGTAAACCTTGTTATTGCAGATGGTAAAGCTACTGCTAGTAATGCAAGCAATTCCATTGGCGGCATTCAAACGGAAGAGTATTACGTTCAAGAGGGTGATGAGTATGTCGTCAGCTTTTTTTTGCACTCTGGTACGGTAAGAGCACGAAGAACTATAATTGATACATCTCACAACCCTAACAATGAAGACTTAACGGGTGTTATTAGTGAGACTGGATTTCATACTGTGACTTATACAGCCCCGGCGTCATACGCAACCAATGCGATTTGGTTTGAAGTTGGTAAACATGGTGGCGGCTTTGAACTTTCGAACATTTCAGTTCATAAAGTGAGTGAAGAAGTTGTTACCCATCCAGTTGATCAATTGGCTTGGGAATCTTATGACGAAGAGTTAACAGGTCGTACAGAAATTATGGAGGATATCCAGTCTGTAGCAACTACGTTTGGTGATACCGATGTACCTACAGTATTGTCCACTCGACCTAATAGTTACTTTGATTATTATGAGGGACAATCCGCTAATCCTGATGCTCAAAACACAAGATACCGTTGTGTAGTTTGGGACGATCTCCCAGATTCACACAAGCGTAAGGTTGCGGCATACATGGGTAATAAGCTCTACCTTGGTGAACGTGGCAACTTAGTTAACCGTCGTCTACGTGCTCGTACATTCCGTGGTTTGGGTAATGGTGATTGGGCAAATATCGATTCTGCTATCAAAGGTACATCTTGGAATCAGTTTCTATCGTTTGCTACGTCTTATGGCGCGGTACGCCCTCAAGGTTCTCTTGATTCATCTCAAGCGTTCGCAACAAGTTCTGGTGATAGTTACGCTACAACACCACTACAAGAAAGTAGCAATGATCCATACTATCAAGGCGCTCACCAAGGCGCGTTTGCCGTATGGAACAAATCAGATCAAGCTTATAAAAGACGTTGTTACTTATACATTATTGCGTCTATTCCAAGAGCGAATCAAGGAGCCTATCACCCCACATTAAACCCATTCGGCACCCGTCGCCATGTGCGAGATTCAGTTGGGGATCAAAGCTCAAGAACATGGAATGCTTCAGATGTTCGCAAACCCGTATCTACGGCTCAATGCTTCCAGATCGCGACATATTCTGGTTCGACTGGCTATGCTCGTGATGCGTCAGGCAATATTGGCGGAATTTCTGGCTCAGGTCATCCAGATGGAATTTATTATGATGGAATTGAGACTGGTGGGCTTAATGGCATCATTGATTGGCGTTTACCTGCGGTGGCCAACGATTCACCAGAGGAGCAAGCTAAGGTTCAATCTAAACTTGAATCTCGCGCTTATCGTGGTCTAGACAAGCCAAGAGTATGTGGCACTAAGGTTGTATTACCTAATGTTTTGGGTAATGCCGGAGACACGTATATTAGCGCTGGTGAGATCATGGTTGCTGACATCTACGGCAAGATGCACATGAACTATACCGCACCCTACTCAGGCTACGCTAAGAACCTAGATTGCTTACACTGGTTATTGGTTCGCAAGTCTGATGGTGTCTTATGTCGCATTGGGGCATGGTCAAATCAATACCACTCTCGTTTGTTAAAGTGGGATGGAACACGTTGGGTTATTGAACAAAGCACCGCTGCCGAGCAAGAGGCAATGGAGTTTGCTGGGTTTCCATACGTATATGATAAAACCACTGATGATGATTCAAGCCTCTACTACACTGGTGCATTCCCTCAAGGTTGGAACGGTTTTTACGTAACCAATAAATACATGGGGCTTGAAATGAACCTGTCAATGTCTGGTGAGTTTATGCACACAGAAGTGGTATCAACTCTTAACCTTCTTGCTTCTAACCCTGACATTCAGAACGGGTTCTTAGGCAGTTGGATTGGCATTCCTGCGGCAGCGCCCAATGGCGAGGCTGATTTTTCACGTAAAGTAGCCGCAGGGGTAACGCCTCAGCGTGTATATTGGAGTGATGTAGCTAAGGCATGGACGGATGGTTCAATGCCTAACTTTAGCGATATTACTAACGGCACTATTCGCGGATGGAGTTCAAATACTGAGCTACTTTATATGTTCAATTATAAAGCATGGGCGAAACCAACAGTGCCTAGCGGTAAAAAGCAGGTACTCAATGCTAAAGCCGGGCTAATGTCTATCATAGCGACGAATGATTATCGCTCATTCTTAGGTGATACATTAATCAACAAGCCGTTTAAAAGTAATGGTCAGTATCCACGCCATAAGAACCTAGCTATTGATTTATTTAGCATGGAAGGGGGCAACTTATTCTCTAATGATGTTCGATACATGCCACATCATGCGCCGTTATACTTAGGTCAGACAGCAAATAATAGCCGAGGTATTAAAGTTCTTACACAGCAGATTAGTGAGAACGGTAAAGCTTCACTAGCATTTCAAGCGAACGAACTTACATGGGATAACATTGACTTAGCCAGTGTTGTACAGCTTACATCTCTGACTGAGCATGTTGGTGTGCGAGGTCAAGTTGTACGAATGCCTAAGACATTAAATTCTAATTTTGCCGGGCAATTAATGGCTCTCAAGCAGGATTACACGTTTACGCCTGATGATAGCTGGTGGAGTCAGCACACCACTGATCAAGATGGTAATTTGTACTACCGTGGTGATTCGCCAAATACTTATTTCAGGCTCTTAAGTGGCCGTTCATTTAAGTGGGGGGACGACGGCGTATTGAAGATTACAGCCACCGATAACGGGGAAGATATATTCTTTGACTTAAATGGTTTGCCTAACATTTCAGTATCTCAAAGACTAGCAATTCCTAGCGGGTGGGTTAAGAGAAAAGCTCGTTCTGGTATTCAAACTAAGGGCGTTGATCTTTAATAAGGAGTTGGGGAGGCCAACTCCCCATTAAAGTGCTATGAACAAAATTGATACTGACTACAAATCACTGAATGAGATCGACCCTGAAATCGTTCGTTTCTATTCTGAAGACGTTCGTACTCGCGTTACTGGACATACAGAACCAGATGAGAACGGGACCAGCGAAGCAATTACCGAAGAATACACCGTTATCGTGCTCAACAAGCCTAATGAAGTTCATTATGACTATGTTGAGTCTCGCCGTGGTCGCCGTCTAGGTGATGACGTGATCAAAGCTGCGCTGGTGGATGCGATCGCTTGGGAAGACTTTGAAGTTAACCATGACGCCTACCTATATTGGCTCGAAGAGTACCGAACGTGGGAAATTGAACAGCCAACCGAAACCATAGACGACGAAGAGGTGTTAGTTGCGGCACCAGAACGCCCAGTAATCAATATGGCTGAACGTCGCGCTGTCTACTTTCAAGAAACTGAATCATTCGATTCAAATCTTGAGACGGAGACAGGCGAACCGGTGATCACCTACGATGATGAAAATTTCGTAAAACACACCAAACTCACAACCACTCCAAAACCTGCCGACCAGATTGCCGAGTATCACCGTGGAAAGGCAAAAGAAATGCGTGAAAACCTGAAGCTGGCAAACATCTTTGTGCATGGTCATCACTTCCAAGTACGCCAAGAAGACCGCAACAACATGGATGAAACTATCGCATTCGCCAAGCGTCACGACCGCATGGGAGATATGACGGGATGGATCACAGCAGACAATGAACCAATCAACCTGACTTTTCATCAACTTGAAGCAATCAAAGACGCTTACGTTGTACGTATGGAAGCCCTGTTTCAACAGTATGCAGCTTGGGGGGCTGGTGATATGCAAAAACCGTTTGAATTCGTGGAGGCAAGCTATGACTGATAATGCAAAATTTTTCATCGGGATAGCATTTACTGCTTTAGCTCAGCTCGCGGCATTTTCTTACATGCAAGGTGGCGTCAACACTTCAGTTAAATCACTAATCAATGATGTTGCTGAAATGCGAGATGAGATAAAAGGCATGACGGGCAAGGTCTACACGATTCAATCTAATTCAGAAAACAACGGTCTAATCTTGCGCCAAGTTGACGGCAGAGTTTCTAAGGTAGAAGGAACAGTCTCCAAGGTTGAAGGAACCGTTAATTTATATGGTCAGCGCATAGCTATCTTAGAGTTCGCAGCGAACGGTGGTAATTAGTATGCCAGCAATCAATCTAAATTTGTTTGGAGGTGAGCGGCCAAAGGTCGCCCCTCACTTACTGCCTAACGAGAATGCAACAGAAGCCCGAAACGCTGATTTCGATATAGGCACACTAAGACCATACAAGAACGTTTTGGATACGGCTGACACGATCGCGGCTAGTTCAAAAACGCTTTTCCGATATCAAGATCAGTTTTGGTTGAGCTGGGCTAGTGTTGTTGATGTTGTTCTTTCACCGATTGACCAAGACCCTTGGGGCCGTGTGTATTACACAGGTGACGGTTTCCCAAAAGTTGCGAACAATCAGACGATCAGCGGTGATGGGATGCCAACGAGCTACCGCCTAGGTGTGCCAGCTGGCAAGAATGGAGTGACTGGGACCGTTGTCGACCCAACACCATTACCAGAACAAGACGATCCAGAAGACGATGAAACACGTTTTTATGTGTATACGTTCGTGACTGAAACGGGTGAAGAAGGTCCGCCTTCACCATTGTCTAATCAATTGGAAATTAAGTATCCGGGTAGTTCTGTCCAGTTAAGCATTCCAGCAATGGCCGCTCAAGTTAGCAACATCACTAAGCGTCGTATTTACCGATCGGCTACTGGCGGTGGGGTAGCGGCATTCTTTATGGTGGCTGAAGTGGACCCGTCGCTTACGGCTTATACCGACAGTTTAGCCGTTTCTGATTTGGGTGATCAGTTGTATTCAGAAGGCTACGAAATGCCTAATGAAAATTTGGCTCATTTGACGCTTATGCCAAACGGGATCATGGCTGGCGGCTATGACAACAATGTTTGTTTTAGTGAGCCATACCTACCACATGCTTGGAATCCTGCATACCAACTAACAACAGAGCACGACATTGTTGCTATGGCCTCAGTAGGTAACACTCTTGTCGTTGCTACCAAAGGCTATCCGTGGACATTTAATGGTATAAGCCCCGATGCAATGACCGCTAGAAAGCTGCCGTCGATGCAGGCTTGTGTATCAAAGCGCTCTATGAAGAACATTGACAGCATGATCATTTATGCAGCCCCAAGCGGATTGGTCGCATTTAATGGGCAAGATGTTCGCCTTGTAACGGAGGACGTTATTACAAAAGAGCAATGGCAAGCGTTAGAACCAGAAACCATTGAAGCCTATTACTATGATGGTAATTACGTCGCGTTCTACGGCCAAGCGTTAGACAAAGCATTCATTTTTAATCCGTCTCGAAGAGATATCGTTTTCTTTGATTTGGGTTTTGGCGCTGCATATGAAAGCTTGGTTGACGGTGATCTAATGGTCAAAAAGGACGACGGTAGAGTGTCAAAATGGGCGAAAGGCTCAAACATGACAACGACGTTCAAAAGTAAAGAATACAGAAGCTTACATCCCTCTTTTAGTACACTGTTTGTAATTTCAGATGATAACTCTAAGGTTGGGATTCGCGTTATTGCTGACGGCACGATCATTCATGATTTCACACCGTCAAACGTGCCAGAGGGACCGTTTAGAATCCCAGCAGCCAGAGGTAACACTTGGCAGTTCGAAGCGTATGGAGACGTTGAGATCACAAGAGTTTGTCTGTCCACCAGCGTAGCGGAGATTTATGGCTAATGGCGACTAATACACTTCAAGGTAAACTGGGGAATAAAAAAAAGCCGGGTAAATTCCAGAGCATTCCGCAACGACAAAGCACTGATCCAACTATTGAAGCCATTGCAGAAAACATCGAGCAACTAACGGGGCTTAGAGGTACTGGCGGTAAAAAGGCGGTCCTTTGGGAAGATCTTGAAAAGCTTGGTGTGGCTAGCCTCAATGGTGGTAATTCTCAGTTAAAACCTAACTTTGGTAAAGGTAGTAGTGGTTCGACGGGTGAGGGCGGCGGCACTACGCCGCCAGAGTTTGAAGCGCCTAAACAACCAACAAATGTAGTTGGCCGTGCTGGTTTCGGCATGGCTACGCTTACGTGGGATACCGCAACCTATAAAGGTCACGCTTACACAGAGATCTTTCAAGGCAGCAAAAACGCATTTGCAGATCCTACAACCATTCGAATTGGTACCACGCCAGCCGATATCTTTACGGTATCAACTGATCTCGATGCTGCTAAATATTATTGGGTTCGCTTTGTTAACATCATGGGTAACCGAGGCCCAATTAACGACACTAATGGTATTTATATTGTGTCGGTCAAGGATCCTCAATACCTACTTGACCTAATCAATTCTCAAATCCCTGACCTAGATGCGTACATTACTGGTCCAGAGCTCACAGTCGAACTTCAGCAATATGTCGATAAGCATGAGCTCGATGCGTACTTGAAGCTTGAGGACTTCGTTGATGTGGCGATCAATACACCTCAACTTGTTAAGCGTGAAGAGTTGGACGCACTAGTCAAAGTTAGCGACATGGTTAATTACGCGACTAAGCATGACTTAGATCCGTTCTTAACTGATAGTGATATTGCTGACTTTGCGAAGCGCGAAGAACTAGAGCAATTTGTTGATACAGATTTGTTTGAGCGACTTGAGAATATGCTTGCTGAAGGCGTACTTGAGAATGCGATAACAATTGATGAACAGGTTAGCGAGGCAAAAGTTGGTACCGCAACATTACGCGCAACGCTAAAAAATGAATATTACACGGCAGTCAGTACGGATGAAGCGATAGCTTCAGCTGTGCAGACCGTTAAGTCAGAGATTGAAGATCCTGAAGGTTCAAGCTTAGCGGCCGTCATTAAAAATACATATGTTACTTCTACAACCTTCACCACGGCTCAAGCGCAGCTGAAACAGGAGTTACAGAGTAACATTGACGGCGTGAGTGCGACGCTGACTAACGACCATTACACCAAGACTGAATCCGACGAGGCGCTATCACAGCTTAAAACGACACTTGAAAGCAATATCGATGGGGTTAGCGCTAACCTTCGTGATAACTACCTAACCAAAGTTGATACCAACCAAAATATTACGACTGCCGTTTCACAGGCCAAGACCGAGCTTACAAGCACAATTGATGATCTTGAAGCGAAGGTATACCAAGAAATGTATACCAAGACGCAGACGGATGGTGAAATTAGCACGGCGGTTGGTCAATTGGATACCAAACTACAGTCTAATATCGACGGTGTTACTAATGAGCTGCATGACAGCTATTACACTAAGGTAGAGACGGACGGCCAAGTCACGACGGCGGTTAACCATGCTACTCAGACGCTAACCAGCGAAATTGATGGTGTTAAGAGCAATCTATCTACGAACTATTTCACCAAAACCGAAACCACAGGTGAGGTAACTAACGCTGTAAACCAAGCAAAAACAGAGCTAACCAGTGAAATAGATGGAGTTAAGTCTGATCTATCAACCCAGTATTACACCAAGTCGCAAACTGATGGGAAGGTCAGTGATGCGGTTTCACAGTCAGAAACCAAGTTACAGACGAACATCGATGATCTTGCAGCAAGTGTTAGTACTAATTTCTACACCAAAACGCAAACCGACGGAAAGATAAGCACAGCCGTTAGTCAGATCGATACCAAGTTGACGAATAAGGTTGATGGTGTAGAGGCTGATTTGCACCAGAATTATTACACCCAGTCTGAAACTGATAGTGAAATATCGACAGCAACGAGTCAGCTTCAAACGCAACTTCAAAGCAATATCGATGGTGTTAGTTCTAGCTTGGCTCAGAACTACTATACAAAGACACAAACGGATGGTGAGATTTCAACGGCGGTTAGCCATGCTCAAACAACACTCACAAGCGCTATCAATGGTGTTAAGGCTGATTTAGATCAGAATTACCTAACCACAGTCGAAACGAATAAAGCTATCAGTCAGCTAGAGACGACTCTCGATTCAAAGATTGATGATGTTAACGCCGAACTCGCGAATAGCTATTACACCAAAACTGAAACCGATGGTGAAATAAGCACTGCGATCACTCAATCAGAAACGAAGTTACAGAGTAACATTGATTCACTGTCTAGCTCTTTGTCAACAAGCTACTACACCAAGACCGAAACGAATGGTGAGATATCAACAGCAGTTAGCCAGTTATCGAATAGCTTGGGTGCTGAAATTGGTGGGGTTAAGTCGGACTTATCACAGAATTACTACACCAAAACAGCGACCGACGGAAAAATCCAAACAGCGACAACAGCGCTTGAGACTTCGCTGGTAAGTGAGATTGATGGTGTTAAGGCTAATCTAGCTCAGAACTACTACACCAAGACAAACACGGACGGCAAAATATCAACGGCGGTTGGTTCGCTATCTACGACATTAAATAGCAAGCTGGATGACACTAAGGCCGAGCTAGAGGGTGATATCGCAACGGTAGATCAGAGAGTAACGGGTGTGAACACAAACCTTACTCAGAACTACTACACGAAAACCCAGACCGATGGGCAGATCACGACGGCCACTAGTGCGCTAGAAACCAAACTGAACTCTACGATTGGTGCGGTTGAAGGGAAAGCCGACAAGGTGGCGGCTGATCTACAAACTAAGTATTTCACCAAAACAGAAACAACCGGAGAGATCACCAGTGCGGTAAGTTCTGCTAAAACATCACTGCAAAGTGAAATTAACGGTCTTGAGAACTCACTGAATTCTGCAATCAATAGCCAGTACCAAACACTGACCGAACAGCAGGAGTTAGACAAAGCGGCTTTAGATAGGCTTGAGCTCTTAACTTCAGAGGCATCATTAGAGGGTTCGACGACAGCGGATACCGTTGCAACGTCACTTTCTAGATATCGCTTAGAGTTGCAAGCGGAAATTGATGGAACGAAAGCGACTTTAGCACAGGACTATATTACTAAGGTTCAGTCTGGTGACGATATTGAGGTTGCTATTTCGAACCTTAAAACCGAAATGACCGCAGATCTTGACGATATATCGTCTTTGCTAAGAAATAGCTACTATACGGGCGCTGTGGTTGACGGTGAAATTCGAAAGGCTGTCACTGAAATATCAACCGAAATGCAAGCATCACTTGATGAATTGGAGAGTGGTCTTGATCAGCATTACTACACCAAAACCGAAACTGATGGAAAAGTATCAACGGCCATTACTGCGCTTGAGACTTCACTCAGCTCTGAGATCTCAGATGTAGATACAAAAGCCGACAGTGTTGCTGGTGGCCTTAGTACGTTGACTAGCAACCTAAACAACAACTACTACACCAAGAGTCAAACAGACGGCCAGATCAACACGTCCGTTAGTGCAATTGAAACTTCCTTAGACTCAAAGATATCGATAGTTGGAACAAAAGCCGACGATGCGAATACCGCAGCTTCTAATGCACAGTCGAGTGCTGACTTAGCAGCAAGTAAAGCCGATAACGCAACTAGAGACTTAGGCACACTAACAGCAAACTTAACTAACAATTATTACACCAAGAGCCAAACGGATGGGGAGATAACCTCATCTATAAGTGCAATCGAGACAAAGCTCAACTCGAAAATTACGGTGGTTGATAGCAAAGCAGATAACGCGCAAGCGGCAGCAGCAACAGCTGATACCAAGGCCAACACCGCTAACAGTGGTCTAAACACGCTTACGGCCAACTTGAACCAAAACTATTACACTAAGACTCAAACGGACGGCCAAGTTACTACTGCGGTCGCGAACGCTAGCCAAACACTACAAAGTAGTATTGATGGAGTAGACGCAAGGGTTTCGACGGTTAGCAATACGGTAGCCAGCACAGACGGGAAGCTAGAGGCTCTTTGGGGAGTTAAGGCAAGTGTCGGTGAAACGACGGCGAGCGTGGGTCTTGTTGCTAAACAAAATGGCGCAGGAATTGATGATGCTTATTTCTTTGTCAAGGATGCTGACTTTAAGGTCCTTTACTCAGACGGTAGCTCAGATAAGCAAGCCGCTGTATTTGGCACGGTTGCTGATCCTAACAATCCTGGCAAGCGAATCTTGTCTATAGATACGACCTACATAAACGCTGCGAACATAAAGGATTTGGTTGCTGGTGATATCGTTGCTGATTCGATAGTTGCAGGATCGGAAATCCATACACCTTTGTTGCGTTCACCTCAAATTAACCAAGCTGGTGCCAACTTTCATGTCAATAGCGATGGCATTGTTGACATGAAAGGTGCGACGGTTGAGGGCATTATCAATGCTAAGGGTGGCACATTTGAAAATGTTTTAATCAAAGACACTGCTCGTATTGAGAGAGTCGAAGCGTCAACGATAATTGGTGATATCTATTCGAGACACAATTGGGATATTCGAGTCAAACAATTTGGTAAACTCTTCAATAGATCGACACCAATCTTTACAGAGATATGGACCTCATTTGAGATTGATGGTGTGTCAGGTATGTCTAGAAGTATTGAGATTGATCCTTTTATTGTTTCCCAAGGTCATTACTTATTGCTTTTAGAAGATGGTAATCAGATTCATGAGCAATATTTGCCGACAGCGGAAAATAGAGCTGATGATATGAGCGATCCAATTATTGTAAAAATGAAATATGCACCAAATGGGCAAAGAGTGAGATATCAGATCGCAATACGGAATGAAGGCGGTAAATTAAGTGCAGGTACTACTAGTAGAACTATAATACCGATTCAAAATGTTAGAATTGCTTGGTTTAAATCAAGTGAAAGCATCACAAATACATCACCACATTAAGTGTAAGTTATTGATTTATAAGGCGTTTAAGCTAGGCTTGTTCGCCTTTTTTGTACGTAAAAGGTGTGACTATGCAATTGCAATTTGTTGATTTTGAAGGGAAATACAAGGAAGAGGTCATGATAGCGGTCAATATGATCGCTGAAGCTGACGACAGGCCAGAGCTACCGAACGAGATAGAAAACGCACTCAATAAAGGACTGGCTTTTCTTCTTTGGAGTAAAGGTGATGGGTTCGCGGTCCTCTTGCCTCAAGAGTACCAAGGTGAGTTGGCCGTAAACATTATGCTCGCGTTCTCAACGGGGATTGGCAGTGTTGGCAAATACCAACCATCATTTGAACATTTGGCGAAAAAAATTAACGCTCGTTATATAATCGGATACGCGAAGCGCAAAAAGGTTTTGAGGATATGCCAAGGCGTTGGGTTCGAGTACAAAGGAAAGAACCGAAACGGGCTATATTTCTTTGTTAAAGATTTGAGGTGATTTATGGGCGGCGGTGGCGGCGACAACGAAGTTAAAGAAACCGCTTATCAGAAGGAGCTTGCAAAAGTTGCAGCTGATGAGTGGAACAGATACCAAGAAGTATTTGTACCAATCGAAAACCAGTATATTGAAAAAGTACATGCAATGGGAGAAGAGCCTAAATATCAACAGGTCGCTGGTGATGTTGGACTTAACTACCAATCGAACTTTCAACAAGCCAGAGCTGCCACAGATAAAAGTATGGCGGCAGCTGGTATCAATCCTACTTCTGGCAAATCTGCCACAGCTCAGAATGAACTTGTTCAAGGTCAGTTAACTGGTGAGAACCAAGCAGCCAGTCAAGGCCAACACGATACAACACGCGCATACACTGGAAATATGCAAAACGTTGTTGCAGCAGGCCGAGGTCAACAAACTCAAGCAGTAAATAGCCTTCAAGATATCGCCGCATCAAGTGGCGCTAAAGCAAGAAATGAGGCTTATAACAAAGCTAATGAAGTTTCGATACCGGGTACAGCGCTTGGTGTTGGTGCGTCCGTAGCTGCGAATAATCCTGAATGGTTCAAGGCGTCACCATCTACAGAAGGTATGGGGCAACCAGCAAAAGATATTAGCTTAGGTTCTTATGGCAATAACCGTGAGTTCGTTGTTACTGACGCAGACCGTCGTAATTTTAATCAAGGTGGCTATCAAGCCAACCTAAGTGATTGGAGACAGTAACATGCCTAGAGGTGAAAGCGAGCAACATTGGCAAGACCACCAATATGCACAGCAACAGCAGCAACCGCCACAGCAGAATTTAAGTGATTACACCGAATTAAGCGGCAATGATCAGCCTTCTGCTTATCGAGTAACTTATTCAGGTGGTGATAATGCGTACTCCAACACAATGGCCGCGATCACTCGCCAGCAATACAATGACTGGCTAAAACGATTCGCGCCTACTGAAGAGAAGTTAATTGAATTGGCTACTTCAGGTGAACTCTACGAACAGCAGCAAAAACGCAATGAAGATATGGCCGCTTCAAATCTGGCAAGAGCACAAAATCAAGCTGCCAGCACTGGTGCTCGATATGGTTTAGCCGATCGACGTACAAACCAACAAAAGAACAACCTTGAGATAAACAACGCCCTAAGCCTTGCATCTATGAATAATGAAGGCCGTCAAGCATTGGGTGATCTTACAAATAGCATCATTAGCGGTGTGTCAGGCAGTACAGGCCAAAAAATGAATAAACTAGGGGAGCAATAAGTCATGGCATGGTCATTAATGCAAGCAGGTCAACAGACTAAAAAGAATGCTATGAATTCTATGGCATCACTTAGTAATGAAGAGCAAAAGCGAAATATCGCTAACGAAAACATTGAACAACAACACAAGCAAGGAATTGCTCAAGGTGTTGGTTCAGGTGCCGCTATTGGTGCCTCCGTTGGTGGTGTGTGGGGTGCGGCGGCTGGCGCAGTCATTGGCGGCTTATCCGCTGCATTCATGTAGGGAGTACAACAGATGTCAAACTTTGTAAGAAGCTTTAGTGAAGGTTTCGACGTTGGTAACAAGGTCATTAATACGATGGATCGTCGTGAAAGACTGGCGGCCTATGATGAGCGACAAAAGACAATTCAGAATCGTGAAGACACTCAGTGGGAACAGCAACAAGAAGCTTACCAACACGGATTGGACCGACGCGAAATTACTGAACAGCAAGCCGACCAAGCGCATGAGCTTGGCCTCAAGCAAACACAACAGTCTATGACACTTGCTTTAGCTGGTGAAGAGAGAGCTAAAAAGAACGAAAAGCGTTTAATAGAGAAAGATAAGCGCGATCAAGAGGTTTATAGCTACGAGAAGAAGATACAAACTCGCCAACAAGACGCAGTTGTATTTGAAGATCAGTTACGTCGAGCGCAGGCAACAAAGGACTACTCTTGGTTTAATGGTGAAGACGCTCAAGCAATTTTTGAGCGCAATCCGCAATTCAATCCTCAATGGATCACATCAGACGAGGTTTATCAATCTTCAGGCCGACTAATCAATACATTAAAAGGCACTGCGAATGGTCAATTGCCCCAATGGAACGATCAAGACCTGCTTGAAGATATAAACAACGTTTTTCCTGAAATCGCTAACTCGACAGACTTACCTCAATACACCAAAGAAGGTAAGAAGATTGTTGGCCGCAAAGTTACGGGCATTATCCCAATGGAGGGTGGCAAAGTAGCCATTCAGCTAGATGTAATCGATGAGGATGGAAAGACTTATAGCGCACCACTCACACAGAAGCGTTCGAACGATGACGACGACAATGTGGCGGTTATGGGCATTGATGAGCTTAGCAAGCGACTGAACCTCATTAACCAAGGCCGTCAGGATGAAATATTTTTAACGACGTCTAAGTACATGGGAACTGATAAGAACTCATCTAAGAACAAACATTCACTTCAAAAAGAAATTTTCGCCGCTGAAAACAAGATTAGCGAAGACTACCGAGCACAGATCGCTGAATTAGATGCGAACCCTAGCTATATGGATAACCCAGAAGCCAAGCGAGCACGCAAGATTGAATTGGAAAAAGAGCGCGACTCAGAGCTCGCACAAGTTCGTTTACGTGCAAGCAATGTGCTTAATGGCGGCTTTATCAATCTAGAAGGAGCTCAGCGTGAAAAGTCTATCACCAATACTCTAGAGCAATTCAAACAAGCATTCGCTGATCTTGAGTTTACACCAGAGATTGACGGCGCGATTCGAGAGGCCATAGAGAACGGTGAAGATGCCGAGTTCATTAGCAGCATGTTAGCTAATGAGCAACGCAAACAAGCTCGAACCTCAAACCCTGATCAGTCACAAGAAGAAAAATCGTCAAGCATCCTTAGCGATATTGTTGGCACACCAAAGACTACTAGCACAGGCGGCCAAACAACTGAGGGAGGCCGTTTCTACAACGCAGGCAACGACATTGGTAAACCTAACGTAGTGAATGAGGCCCAAGCCAATATGACCCCATACCAAGCTAGACCTAGCAACTCTCTAGCAAGTTACAACCCATACAAATAAAAGGAAATGCCAGATGCCTTTTCTTTAAGGCTAAGTAACAAAAATTCTTGGTGGATGAAGTGCATAATGGTAAAGAGTCCAATTCTTATTTACCAGTACGAATGATCAAGATCGAAAAATTGAAATGCGTCTTGACCGCTAGTGCTTAAATGTAGTTACTATAAATGCTATTTACTTATTATGGTGGTTATACATTGAAAAAATGGTTACTTATTGGGCTCCTAGTTGTTGGGGTTAGCACACAATCGTCTGCTTCAGAAGGTGTTTATTTAGGAGGGGATCTACTGATTGGCAATGATACTGAGTTGGATGATGGATCGGGTTCTATTAAGGAAGGTAATGAGCTGGGCGCTAGCATTTATACTGGTTACAGCTTTTACTTAAACGAGAGTGTTGACTTAGGGCTAGAGCTGGAATATCAACGACTTGGTAAAGCAGAGGCCAGTAGCGGTGCGAGTGTTGAGGGGGACGCGGTTTACATCAACGCGCGCCCTAAATTTACAGAAGATGGTACTAGTTTGTATAGCGCAGTTCTTTTTGGTGCTGGGGTGCTTCGAGGGGAGGCAGATTATAATGGTTTGAAAGAATCCGAATCGAAGGTTTCGTATCAGCTAGGGCTAGAGGTCGGCTATATGTTTGGTGATATTGACGTTTCGCTTGGGTATCGATACAGAGCAACTAAGATAAAAAGTGTAGACATAACCATACAAGGTGTTACAGCTGGCGTTAGGTATAATTTCTAACGCACCCTCACCAATAAAAACAGGCGTCAATACGCCTGTTTTTATTATTTCTTTATCACATCAACGTCAGTCGTTTTGCAGCAACGGAGTTGATTTGCACGATCTCTTGATTGGTGAAAATGCGCTTATCCTTCATCAACCCAATAAACCTTTCTTTGTTACACACAAAAGCATCATCATCTACAAACTGGAAGCCTGATGGTCTCCCTTCTGTAATTTCAATAAGAACGCGAAAGTTTACATGTTGCTTAAGATCCACAAAGTCTTTGTATAGGTTTGGGTTGAACTCAGAAAGGTCGTTGTTTGGTTTTGATTGGAGTTTTTCCGCCATGATATTAAAGGCGTTGATATACGCTTCTTTGATCACTGCCGCTTTCTTTCCCGTAAATCCCATCACCAAAAACATAAACCCATCTTTAGTCATTTGATAGAAAGGTTGGAGCTTATTGTTCTGTAACTTGTTGTTTTTATGGCAAAGCACAAAATTGTGTTTTGTAAACTCGATGGAGCATTCCAAGGATTTTAGTTTGCGTAGTACTTGTTCGTGACGCTTCCCAAAATACTCAGCAACGAGAAAAGAGTCTGTAACAAGCTCTTGAGTTTGAGAAACAAAAACAAGGTCTTCAGGACGGTGCTGTTCGATAGGTAGAGTTTGTGCTGGCATGATGTGCCTCCTGTTAAGTGCTTTTTAATCGCCACTAGCAGAGACCAATCTGATTGGTGGCGAGTTGAACAAGGTTGGTCTTGCCGCTTAACAGGAAACGGTGAGCCGAAGCTCCCTTATTCAACCCACCATAATTTTGATGCGCTGAATCGCACGCAATAAAAAACCAGCTAAGCGCTGGCGTTATCACGCCTGTTAAGTTTCAGGAGACCAATCCCGATAGCAGATTTTGCTGCTATGCATTTACTCTAGGTGTGTATTTATCGCGTGTCAATACTTTAGCAGAAAGTAGTCGTTCGTTTCAATTAAGGTGCTAAAATAAATTCAAAATTAACGAATGGATACTTTTAATTCTTGAATTGCATTCGTTTGGTTCTCATTAAAACCAGAGGAAATTAACTAATGTCAATCTACCAAAATTACAAAAATCAAGAGGCGAACCGCAACACTAGTCTCTTTGGCGATTCGATTGATGCGTTTCAAGCTGGTGCCGCTGAATCTGTTAGTGGTATGGCTAACTTTGTTGGTTGGGAAAGTGCGGCCAAGAGACTGCAAGAAGTAGCGGATTCACAATACGAGACAATGACTGAAGCGTCCCAGACAGCCTTGGCTAAGCGCATGATTAACGATGATCTGTCTATGGGTGAAGGTATGACGGATGCTCGCACTTGGTTACTTCAAGGTATGAAGCTAACAGGTAACTTAGCAACTACGGCGATCCCCGGTGGTGTTGTTGGTAAGGCGGTTAGTGCTGGCGGTCGCGCAATGGCAGGCGCTAAATCTCTGCAAGCTACAAGCGCTCTAGCTCGTGGTTCGAATGTTGGCACGAACATGGCGCTAAATATCGCGTCAGCTGGTGGTATGTTGGGCCAGCAGTCAGAACAGGCCATTAATGAACTAGATTTTGAAGATCTAAAAGACTCGCCAGCATTCCAGAACCTAGTGAAAGAGATTCACGCAGAAGGCGGCGCAAGTGACTTTGAGGTCCTAGATCAAGCACGCTCAACACTAGCGAAGCAGGCCAATGAAGCAATCAAGCGTGATCCTACGATGATGGTTATTAATGGCGTATTTGGAACATTGGGAGATCAGGCTCTTGGCAAGGTCATGAGCAGTGGCCTAGGTAAGACATTGAAAGCCCAGATCGGCAAATCGATGGTCACGGAAGGTGGCACCGAAGCCGTTCAAGGTGGTGCAGAACAATACCGTCAAAACGTTGGGATTAACGAACAGGCCGAAACTCAATTATTTGAACCGACGGAAGGCGTAGCAGCGAACGCTCTAGAAAGTGGTGTTATTGGTGCGGTTGCTGGTGGTGCGTTGGGCGCACCCGGTCATGGAGTGAAGAAGCTAAGACAGCGCAGCTTTGAAAAGCAGATTGAGCAGAAGATACCCCAGCAAACTATCGAACAGCTGCGAGCGGCTGGCTATACCGATGCTGATATTAAAAATACGCTTTGGGAGAAGACAACCAACGCCGCTCTAGCTCATGGTTTTGATGTTGACCAAGCCGACGTAATGGCTAAGAACTATCTAGCAACCATGTTTGATAATGGCCCAACAGCTGATCAAAGAGCTCAAGCTGAAGATGTACAGCAAGCTGAACAACAGCCAGCGCAGCAACCACAGCAGTCACAACAACCGCAGCCAGAACAACAGGGACCATCAGGCCGCTATCAAAGTACCGCTCAAGGTGCATTGCACAATGATGCGAATAACTTGATTGGCGAGCTCAACACCATGCTTAAGCAAGCCAGAGAGGACGGTGATCAGCAACTTGCTCAACAACTAGGGCAAGATATGAGCCGCTTAATGGGTGGCCGCGATCGTGTCATTAAAGATATCACTGATAGTGAAGGCAACGTAATTGAGGCCAAGTTTGACGAGCAAGGCCGTGAAGCTTATCTGAATACACTACGTCGAACCGCAGAAACCTATTTCCCTGAACAGGCTCAACAGCCAGAGCAACAACAAACACCACAGCAAGAACAGATGTTTGATCAGGAAACTGGCGAAGTGATTGCACCGGAGCAACAAGCGCAACCAGAACAGCTGCCAGTGCAACAAAACCCTGAAACAGTGCAACAGGACCAAACGACCCTAGCTGAATCTTTGCGCCGTGGTGAACTTGGCTTTGCTGATGAAGCGGCACAACAAGACGCGCAATTCCGTGAAGGTTTACGCCGAGCTATGGAAATTTCCCCAGCCGCAGTGCTTCAAGTGGCCGAGCTTCGCAAGTCTGGACAAATGAACCAGAACCAAGCGATCAGCGCACTACAGAGAATCATTAACTCAGCAGAGATCACAGGTATCGACCAACGCCAGATTAA